CGCGAGTCAATTCGATGACGTGAACTGCATCGGCTCGACGTACCGTCAGCTTGTGAAGTTCGGCGTCATCGAATTGACTCGCGACTTCAGGCGATCGACGACAGAGAAGTCAAAGGGGCGCTTGATACATGCGTACCGTCTGGCATCAAAATCACGTGCGAAGACGTTTCTGCAACGCAACGGCGGCACAGTGCCGCAAAGCGCCGACGCACAAATGACGCTGCTATGAATGTGAAGGAAAAACTTCGATCGATCGGCGCTGCTGCGCTCGAATACAGCTACGGCATCGGCGGCGGTATTCTGCTGCTCGGCGTCGTGTTCATGGCGTCACGTATCGTGCAACGCATCATCGAGCCGTGAACGACGTCAGGCTGATCGGCGAATCGATCTTCGTCGCGTTCGAGTTCTCGGCCGAGAATCTCGCTGGCATCAAAGCGATCGCGAAGTCGCACGGGATTCTAATTTCGTGCGACTCAACTCGAAGCTGGAAACTTCCCAAGCGCTGCGCCGCCGACGTTGCTCGTGTCTTCGGCTCGCTGGCTTGGTGCAATAACTTCCGAAACATGATGCGCCGCAACAAGGCGAAGTTCGAGACAGCCGACGTCGTGCTCGATCGCACACGAGCCGCCGAGTTGAAGAAGGCAGATCAGCCGATCGGGACATCGCTTGATGCAATGATGCCTGACGGAAGAACGCTGCGACAGCATCAACGCGAAGGTGTCAAATGGCTGATGACCAAGAAGCGCGCAATACTTGGGGACGAGATGGGACTCGGCAAGTCGTTGACTGGTCTTTTCTTTGGCAAGCTGATGAACGAAGCAGAAGGTTGTCACACGATCGTCGTCACGCGTGCAAATCTGGTCGAGAACATCAGGCGCGAAGCCGCGTGCGCCGGTCATCGAGTCGTCTCGGTTTACTCTCACGCGAAGATACCGAAAGAGCATCAGCATGCGTTCACGTTGATCGTCGACGAGGCGCATGACTTCCAATCGATGCAGGCGCAACGAACGAAGAAGATGCTGAATCTGGCGCTGTCGCCGTTCTGTCTCGGCGCAGTGATGATGACTGGCACGCCGATCAAGAACGGCACGCCTAAGAACATCTTCCCATTGCTGCGCGCCATAGGACACCCGCTCGGCAGAAACAAGAAAGACTTCGAATCTCGTTACTGTGGCTCTTCGTTCCAAGTGTTCGGCAAGGCGAAGCTAAACAACGACGCGACTCGTGTGTCGTGGGTATGCGCCAAGTGTGAGCACTGGAATGACCAGCCTTGGAAAATATTCTTTCGCAAGTTCAAGTGCTCGGCATGTGCTGCTGAACCACGATGGAAGATCGTGCCGCGCAGCGCTGGCTGCATCAACGAAGCCGAGCTTCACGCGAAGTTGTCACCCTACCTTTTGCGGCGATTCAAAAAAGACTGTCTTGACCTGCCGCCGAAGACTCGCATCAAAGAAGAAGTCACGCCAAGCGCTGAGTCATTGGCGATTTACAACGACACGCTCTCGATCGCAAAGCGGCAGTACATCGAGCGCGTCGCCAGTGGCGAGATCGAGAAGCAAGGCAAGGCGCTTGCTATCTTGAACTTCGTCAGAATGGCGGCTTCAAAGGCAAAGATCGAATACGCCGTCGATCGCGCCAGAGACATCATCGATCAGGGTTCGAAGATCGTGATCTTCGCGAAGTACGTCGACACGGCGGAAGAGATCGCCAGACAACTTGAAGTGAAGCCATACACAGGCGACACGCGGCAAGACATCAAGCAGACGCTGATCGACACTTTTCAGGCAGGCGACGCCGCTGCATTCGTCGGGACATGGGCGGCGGCGACAGGCATCACTTTGCACGCGGCGACGTATGTCATGCTCGTCGATCGAGAACTGACGCCAGCCGACAATGAGCAAGCCGAAGATCGTCTGCATCGAGACGGGCAAAAGAACGCAGTGACGTCGATATGGCTGTCAGCGTTTCCAGTCGACGACAAGGTCGACACGATCAACGAGCGCAAGGCGAAGAACATCAGCGCCGTGATCGACGGAGCCGCTGCGACCGATCGTGTCAGCAACTCGGCGCGAGAACTGTGTCGCGATCTGTTCGAATGAGAAGCAAATCACGAGCGCTTTGCGTAGTTGTCGAAGGTCATCATCGAGACGTAATGATCTGGGCAGCCGATTCGAAGCCGCCGTGCTCGATCAGACTTCAGAATGTGATCAGCGCGAAGCAATTCAACGCATGTTCGTTCGCTATGCCGCTGACGATCACGAGCGTCGACGTTATCGAATACGCTCTAGTCGAAACGATCGTCACACAGACAGGCGTCGTGGGTTGCTACGCATGACTTACGTCGACGAACTCTTCAAGGCGGCTTCGCGCAATCGTGCGGCGTTCGTCGTCGGCAGTCGCTGGGGGCATCTTTGGTGTCATCTGTGGGCAGATGACGTCGAAGAGTTGATCGAGTTCGGCGAGTCGATCGGTATGCGTCGATCATGGCTTCAGAACGAGCACGGCAACTTCCCGCATTTCGATCTTGTACCGTCGAAGCGACGACGAGCAATTCAACAAGGCGCGATCGAGACGACCGTCGCCGAATGGCGGCATCAAACCGAGATTTGCTCATTCTATTGTCTCGACTGTAAGAACTCCACAACGCACACGCGCAACACAGACCCGACGACGTCGACGGGTTGCTGTCCGCTGTGTGGCTCTGATCGCTGGGAAATCAGGGACTCGCGAGGCGTTAAAATTGCGTGAAGCACGGTGTTGACGAATGGCAACAAATGGCTAGGTTCAGCGCAGCAAGGCACAGTCATGAATGCAGTTTTGAATATCGTCGAGCGGGTATCGCAGCAGAATCGTGTGAACGAAGAGCGCGTCGAGCGCATCGCAAACACGCAAGGCATCAGCGCAGACATCGTGCGCAGCCGTGCCGGTGAGATCGCGCACAGCACTGCGTTGACTTACGCTGAAGTGCTTGAATGCTTTGAGCAGGGCACAATGAGAATTTTGCGGGCGGCGTAAGTGGAACGCCACTCGTCAGATCGACGCGCAGATCACTCGTCGCTTGGGGGTTGCGATGTGTCGGTCTGCGCGTTGTATTTTCTGGACAATGCGACGCGAATCATCAAAGTCGCCGCCATGACGCTTAATGTTGCTGTCCGACTCACAGTCTCTGGCGCTGATGACGCACTCTCGATCACGCCGCCAGCTTTAACCGAGACACCCGCCGCAGAAGCCGCAATCAAAAACCTTCAGACAATCGGCACGTCAGCAGAAGCGCTCGTCGTCGGCGACATCGGCACAGGGAGATGGCTCGCCGGTAAGAACACCGACGCGACGAACTATGTCGAACTTAGTCTCGCGTCAGACGGTTCGACACCGTTCGCCAAGATCAGACCCGGGCAGCCGTTTCTGATTCCCATCGCGACGAAGGTAATTTATGCGAAGGCGAACACTGCGCCTGTCGTTTTGAATTACGTGATGACCAGCGACTGAACGCGTAATTGACAGCGACTCTCGCTTCGTGGCTTGCTGCTGTCACGATGCCCGAAGAACTCAAAGCACTTCACCCGCGCAACCCGCGCACGATCACAGACGATCGACTCGCCTCGCTCGGCGTCAGTCTCGAAGAACTCGGCGACTTGTCAGGCGTCATCTATAACCGACGCACGAAGCGGCTCTGCGGCGGCAACCAGCGCTCGAAGCACTTCTCAGCACGCGAAGCCGCGATCGAGATCACGCACACTTTCGAAACGCCAGACGCTCAAGGCACGACTGCGATCGGATTCGTCCATAGCGGCGGCTTCAGATACTCATACCGAGTCGTCGACTGGGATGAAGCACGCGAGAACGCCGCCATGATCAGGGCGAACGTATCAGCGGGCGAATTCGACGACGCGCAACTGACTCAACTTCTCAGCGAGATCAGCCAAGCCGATGCACTGAAGCTCACCGGCTTCGACGAAGAACAGTTGAAGAAGCTATTGAGAGAGCAGACGCCGAGACAGACCGCAGACGCACCTTCACAGAACGAGCAAGCCGCCAAGCTGCAACGCCGATGGAAGGTCAAGCGCGGTCAACTGTGGCAACTCGGCGATCACTTGCTTCTCTGCGGCGACTGCACCGATGAAGCGAACATTTCGAGACTGCTAGGCGCTGATCGTGCGCAGCTTTGCCTGACAGACCCGCCGTATGGCATCGGCGAAGATTATGACGAGCACAAAGACACGCCCGAAGAACTCGACAAGCTCGTCTCGGCATTCTTGCCACTGGCTCAGAAATACGCCGATGTCGTCGTCTTGACGCCGGGAAACAAGCACCAGTGGAAATATCCGCCGCCCACTTGGGCGTTGTGCTGGTACTCGCCAGCGGGCCAAGGTTGCGGCCCGTGGGGTTTTATCTGCTGGCACGTCGTCTATTGCTACGGAAAAGACCCGTATCTCTCGAACGGCTTGGGCAGCCGCCCTGACGCGTTCGAGTTCAACGCGCCGAAAGATGTCGCCGCTGGTCATCCATGCGCGAAGCCGCTCGAACTGTGGCAGACATTTCTTGAGCGCTGCTCAACTTCTCAAGGCGACATAGTGCTCGAAATGTTTTCAGGCAGCGGCACGACAATCATTGCGTGCGAAAATATGAAGCGCCGCTGTCGTGCGATCGAGCGATCGCCGAAATATTGCGCAGTCGCGCTGCAACGGTACGCTGACGCGACGAACAAAAGACCGATCTGCATCTCGGCAACGTGATAAAAGTTGTGAGTTGAACGCCAAAGCATCGGTATGTGTCCAGCGATCAAATACTTGCGAACCAAAAACGACGTGACGACAAGTGCTTGCCGTCATAGATGTGTCTCACAATGAACGAAGAAGAGATCGATCGGCGCGAACTTGAGAAGCCGTCGCCTGCTGCGAAGCGGACACGAGCCGAGCGCGATCGTGACATAGCCGAGATCGTTGCACCGATGTATCTGCGCGGAAAGACGCATACAGAGATTTGCGAGGCGCTGAACAAAGTTCGGCCGTACAAGTTGAGTCGCTCTCAGATAACGCTAGACATCAAAGAACTGAATCGACGCTGGCAGAAGCAGTGCAACGAAGCCGTCACAGCAGTAAAGGCGCGTCAGCTTGCCGTGATCGATGAAGTCGAGCGCGCCGCATGGGAAGCGTTCGAGCGATCGCTTCAGGCATCGCAGCGCACGACGCAAGAGTCGGAAGCAGAGCCCGTCGAAGGAAAACCAGACTTGCAGAAGAAGAAGCGTGCGCGTGTGCAGCGTGAGAACAGAGACGGTGACCCGCGCTGGCTTGATATTGTCATGCGCTGCGTCGAGCGCCGTTGCAAGATCATCGGAGTCGACGCACCGACACGCGGCGCAATCGATCTCGACGCCGAAGTCGAACTGAAGTCAGCGAACGTCGCGACGCCGACGCAGACAGATTCTTTCGACACGAATCGAGGCTGGCAGATCGTAGTTGCTGAAGCGGCGCGGCTCGAACTTGAGAGCAAGCAGACGTCGACGACGGCGTGAAAAGATGATTGCGTCGCAATCATGCTACAGTGTAGAACGTCGCTAGTGACTAAATCAAAGCAACTCAGTCAGCAGAGAATCTCGGCAATCGCATCAGACGCGGCTTCGAATGTTGTATCGACTGGCGCAACTGATGCACACAGACACAACACAAAAACGATCGCAGCAGCGATCAAGACTGCACTGCGCGAGCAGCAGCAGCGGAAGTGAACATATGGCAGAATCAAAGCAAATCATCGAAGTGAAGACAGACTTGAGCGGATACCTTGCGGCCCGGGCGAAATGGTACGGCGAACTTCTAGCCAAAATTCCGCCATACGCGACGATAGTCGTCGCTGAGTTAGAACTCGGAGACCCGAGCACCAAGTACACACTTCAAGCGATGCTCGAAGACGTGTCGCGAGATTGCGGAGATGCCGCGACGGAGATCAATCGGCTACGCAACGTGCTCACACTGCCGACACTCCAAGGGTCGACGCCTGAATCGATCGCGAAAGAGATCGAGCGATTGAGGGAGCGCGGCGAGTGGTTGCGTACTGGTCAAAAGACGATGAAGCTTTCACCCGATCGTTGCGCCGCTGATCTCAGCAGCGCTCTTTCGTTGGTGTCGTTCGCGCTGAGTGAGCGCGAGATGTGGCAGCATAAATACGATCGAGTTGCCAACAAAGCAGCCGAGCAAAGCGATCAGATCAGCGTCGGCGTTTCGTCTTATGTCGTGAACATGCAAGAGAAGCAGCGCGAGATCGATCGACTGAACGAGGCTCGAATGAGCGACTCGAAACTGATCAGCGACTTGACGCAGCAAGTCGAGAAGCTAGCGAATTCAGACATCTCCGCGCAGCAACTGTTCGACACACAGCGCGACGCGTTGCGGTTGCAGACTGAGAACGAAGCGCTGAAGGTGAGCGTCACTGAATGGCAGAAAGACAATCGCGAAGTGCGTGAGATAAACGGGCAACTTGATAAAGCGAGAAAAGATGCGCAAGACAAGGCGACTCGATCATTGTCACTGCTCGAAGAGCAACGGCGCGGGCTCGTCGAAGCGATGGCACTCGTGACGCATCACTATAACGACGTCCGCACATTGCGTGCTGAAGTGCAGCGGTTGCAGCGCCCGCAAATGGCGCGCATGATCACTGCTACGATGTGTCACACTCACGCTCGCTTCGCTGATCTCGCTGGCTGGCGGCGCACGGCGTTGATCACTTTGATCGTCGGCGTCGTAGTGCTGACGCCGTTCGCCCTGATCGGCTTCGACGACATCTGCCGCAACTTCACGAAGATCATGTCGATCGTCGACAAACTCTGAACCGATATGAGCGAACACAATCCAGAGCCTTACATGCACGCGCTCTTCTCGCACATGAGCGACAATCACGGTCTGACACTGCTCGAATCTGAACTCGGCGAGATTAGGGACGTCTGCCGTCGACTCGACATCGAAGACGCACGCAACAAAGAGCACGCCGACGAACGCATCAAATCGATCGCAGCACGAGCAGCGCATAGAATCTCGACACTGCTCGCCGACAAATGCGGCGGCGACGAGTCAGCGCCGTCGTTCAACTCGATCGTTGTTGACGCGATCAACGAAGCGCTGATCGGCGTCGATGAAGAGCGGGCGCAATTCAATTCAGAGATCGCAACGCTACAGGCTCGCGCAGTGCGCGCAGAGAATCTGATCACAGAGCACGCGCACCAAAGAGCGCAACTGATCGCCGATCTGAATGCAGACATTGATCGGCTTCAGAAGTACTTCGACGTTCTCGTGATGATCGACAACGCGTTCGGCTGCGAGCACACCCGGCACAGTCCCGACGACGCCGCGCAGTTGCTGTGTCACGTCAATGAACTGATCGAGAGCGAAGTCTCGCTCAAGTCGACATTCGCGCTGCAAGCAAAGCGAATGCAGAAGGCAATTGATCTGTGGCGCGCAGAATCGCCGAAAGAGCGAGAACTGATTCAGCCCGATCTCGGCGCGCTGCTCGACTGGTTGATCGCACAACGATCGGCATCAGAAGCGTCGCTGAGTCGCGCTCTCAACTCGCTCGACGAGATCAACGTCTTGACGCAAATCTACTGGATACACACGAACGCGGCGACGCCGATCGACTGGCGTTCGATCAAAGCCGCTCGCGATTCAGTGCGACTGCCTGACGAGCCGCCCGCGTCGATCGTGTACTGTATGCTCGGCGTTTTGTGCGCGATGGCGATCGAGCGCGGTGATCAATGCGTCGAGAGAGCCCGCGTCGCGCAGTTCGTTGATCAACCGATCGACTTCTGCGTCTGCGGACATGAGCGAGACTCACACACAGGCAAAGCGTGCTCGGGTCGAGACATCGTCAATCAATGCGCGTGCAAGTGCAGCGGCTTCGCTTTGGAAAAGACGGGGCACTCGATCGACTGCGACGTGAACGACATCAACGTCGAAGGCATCAAGAAGCCCTGCAACTGCGGCGCTGTAACGAGTCTATCTGCGACGGTGAAAGCATACGATCTACTCAAGCAATGGCAGGCACTGACGCCGTCTCAACGCAACTACTCGATCGAGTATCTGACTGGCGGGCTCGACATGGTTGCGTATGGCTTCACGACGCCACATCAAGACTGTGATCACGCAAAGTGGGCGATCGAACAACTCGGCGGCGCTGTCGTCGAAGGCAAGAAGCGCGATCCGATCGAGAAAGGAAAGTTCAGCGACGCGATCACGGCACATTTGTTGTCATCACTGAAGGCTGTTGTCACTGTCGCCGATCGCAAGACGGATGTCTTTGACGCTGCAAAAGCTGCGATTGAAAATGCCGAACGCGACACAGTGCGAGCAAGTATCGTCGCCGATCAAATCGATCGAATCATCGCTGCGCTGCGCTTCACTGCGGGCGTCGCCGAACGTGAGACGATGACGAGCCGAGAAGCGCATCAGATGCTCGTCGTTAAAGAACTTATCGCGACGTTGCCGCATCACGAGAACTGCGACTCGCTCGATCGCAACCCAGACGGCATCTTGAAGCCGTGCAACTGCGGGGTGATCGTATGAAGCGCGGAGAAACATTCATCGCGTTGCTTGTGCTCGCTGTTTTCGTTTCGCTCGTCGTTTACACGGCGAGACTTAAGCGCGTATCAGGCGGGCGCGAGCCGTTCTGCCGCTGCATGAATTGCAACTGCAACAAGCCATGAGCACCAACAAGCACGGACAATCGCTCGCCGCCGAGAAGCCGTTATTCGTTCCGCTCAAGGCAGAACACTTCGAGGCGTTCGAACGTGGCGACAAACATACCGAGTTTCGTCTGTATGGCGCGGCATGGCACGAAGGCACGTGCATAATCGGTCGGCGCGCTGTGCTGGCGTACGGTTACACCAAGCGACGGCTGTACGGCGTCGTGACATCGTTTGACCTGCTGAAGATGCGCGATCTGTCGCGAGACGATCGGCGAAAGTTCAAGGCGTGCTTCGGTGATCGACTCCAAAGCCGCGCACACTTCGCACCGTTGCGTGTCGCGGCGATCGGCATCGACATCAGCCGCCCACAGATGCCGAAATTCAAGCGAGCAAGCGTCGGTAAGTGCGTCGGCTTCATGTCGCTCTGCTCGCGCTGGCAACTCATTAGTGACACGCCGAAGCGATGGCGACTGAACGATATGCGTCTTAACATAATGCGCGACGCCGGTACGTTTACACAGTGCCGAGAGACGCTGCGTCAGATCATCAATGCAGAGCACAAGCTGCGCACAACGGGCGAACTGCCGAAGCCATGATCGAGTTGAAGCACACGCCGCATACATGCTCGCCGCCGATCTGGGAATACAGCCACAGAAAGGGCTGCCGAAAATGGTATCGCACGTGTCAGAAGTGTCAGCGCTTCGAGTACTCTAAAGACGGCAGGTTCTGGATTACTTACGAAGAAGAACGTCAATGGCGCGAAGATATGAAGCGCGCACTCGACGCCGCGACAGGCACGAGAAGAAGATCGCGATCGTGACAGACCAAGAGAAGCGCAAGACAACGATCGAAGCCGCCCGAGATTCTCTGCTGATTTATATTCAGCTTTGCGACCACAGATACATCATCAGCGCCGTGCATAGATTCCTTGCCGCTGCTCTGCGTCGAGTCGCTCAAGGCAAATGCAAGCGGCTGATCATCACAATGCCGCCGCAACACGGCAAAAGCCGTCTGATCGCCGTCGAGTTCGCGACGTGGCTGCTCGGTCAGAATCCACACTTGAACGTAGTGCTTGCGTCATACTCTGGCGATCTCGCCAAAGAGCGATCGGGCGAAGCGCGTCTGCGGCTGGCGTCTGAAGTGTTTCAAGAATTCTTCGACACGCGCTTGCGTTATCGCTGGCAGCCGCGTGCCGGTTGGATGACCAGCAAGGGCGGCTCATATCGAGCAGTCGGCGTCGAAGGCACGCTGACAGGCAGACCTTGCGACGTGCTGATCATCGACGACCCACACAAAGACCATGCAGCGGCGAACTCTCCGACGCAGCGTGAGTCAGTGTGGCAGTGGTACTTGTCGACGGCGTTCACACGCCTTTCGCCTGACGGAATCATCATCGTGATTCACACGCGCTGGCACGTCGATGATCTCGCTGGTCGACTCACAGACCCGGCACGGCGTAAGGAGATGGCAGACCAAGGAATCGAAGGCAGCGACTTCGAAGTCATAAACCTGCCAGCGATCGCAGAAGAAGCTGATGTCATGGGCCGCACTGAAGGCGCGGCATTGTTCCCCGAGCGCTACGGCGAGCGGCGGCTTCGCGAGATCAAAGCAACACTGACGTCGTTTCTATGGTCTGCGCTTTACATGGGGCAGCCAGTGCCGCACGGGGGGCATTACATCAACGGCGCTGACTTCAACGTGATCGAGCGCGAGTCAGCGCCTGACTCGCTTTCTTGGGTTCGCTTTTGGGATTTGGCGACAGACGAAAACGCAATGAATGACGAGACGGCGTCGCTGCAAGTCGCGATCGAGAAGATCGACGCGAAGACGAGCAACGTCTATGTGCGAGACGGTTTGTCTGGTCGCTGGAATTGGCCGAAGTCTCGCGGCATGATCAAGAATACGGCAGAAGCCGAGCGTGTGCTCGTCGGCATCGAAGCCGTCGCGGGATTCAAGACGGCGTACCAGAATGCACGCGAAGTCATCGCTGAAGACATCGTGCTCGCCGAAGTCGGCGTCAGCAAAGACAAGCTGACGCGTGCGCTGCCGTGGATTGCTTTGACCGAGCATCGTCGAGTGTTTCTGATTCGCGGCGACTGGGTGACGAAGTTCATTGCTCAGTGCGAACAATTTCCGCTCGGCGCAAATGATGATCTTGTCGACGCGATGTCAGGCGGATATGCGCTTGCCGAACAGAATCAGCGCGAGGTATGGGTTGCATGATGAATATCAAAGAAGTCGCAGAGCAGATCGTCGCGCATTTGTCAGGCGTGACAGACCAAGTCGAAGCGAACCTGATCGCAGAGCGCTATTTGAATGAATCACTGCGCGCTGTCGCGAAGACTGGCGCAGAAGGTGCGCTTCGGCAGTTCTCGACGCTCGACATCAAGCGAGTGTCACTCGATTCGAAGACAGTGAAGATCGATGTCGCATTGTTCAAAGAATTGCAGCAGCAGATCGGCGCGCTGTTCTCTTGCGGTCAATCGACACGTGAAGACGCAACATGGGGTTACAACGTCTGCCGCAACTGCAAACGTCCGCTGTATATGCGCAATATCGGCGTTGCTGATGGCTGCCCATGCAACGCATATCGCGGCGTCAATCATGGACTCGTGCCGACGTTCGTCTGCACATGCCAAGAGTGCGACCCGGCGCAGACTGGCAGCGCTCGTGAATTTGTGTCTGTGTCTACCAAGCTGCATTAGCGGTACAAATCTGTCCGCAAAGAGAGCAGTTGACGTCGACGGCATCGGTGCGCTTCTATCTGCGCGCATGAAATCAAATCAACTCTTCAGATACGAACTCGGCGACGAAGTTCGTGACATCATCACCGGGTTCAAAGGCATCATCACGAGCCGAACTGAGTACATCAACGGCTGCGTTCGCTATGGAGTGCAGCCGCAGACGCTGAAAGACGGCAAGACAATCGATGCTGAATGGACAGACGAGAAGCAACTGAAGCTCGTCAAGTCGAAGCGCATCGAGATCGAGCCTGAACGAACTGGCGGCCCTGCTGCTGCGCCTCGCACAGATCGCAACCCTCCGCGCCTGTGAAGATCGCAATCAAGCAGTGCTCTTCATGCGGCGAAGATCACGAAGTCAAAGCGAAGCCGCTTGGCAGACAAATCAGAAAATTCACGCGCTACTTCATGTGTCCGAAGACAGGTGAACGCGTGCTCGTTCGAAAGGAAAAATAGTGAACCCAGTCAAGAAGCTCAGAGTATGGTACCGGCGGCGTCGCGATGAACGCATTAAGCGAGAGTCGCTGGTCTTGTGTGTGCAGCATCGCCGCAACGCACTCGTTGCGATGCGCGACGAGTTCGAAGGCATCAGGCAGCGACTCGGCGTGTTCGCTGATACGAAGAAGGCGCTGCGCGTCGTCGAAGATCGCGTCAAGCAACTGATCGACATCGAAAACGATACGCTGATCTCGATCTGCCGTCAGCGCGGCGAGTTCGAGTGCAAGCCGCGAGATCATCGCTTCGTCACAGTGAAAGTCGGCGAGAAGCCGTTGAACAAGTTCGGCGCAGACGAGCGCACATGCGCGATCTGCGGAGTGATCGAGTACTATCGACCCGATCTGCATCTGTGGATTCACAACGGACTGCATGTCGAGACGGCAAAAGCATACGCCGACAAGATTCGTCGACGACGTGCGCACATCGTAGCAGCAAAGATGCAAGCTAGTCTTGAACCGTTGGAATCTTGGCCGCGCATATGATTCACACAGGCAAGATCGACGGCAAGTCAGCGCTGTTTGACATGCGCTTTCACAAAGTCTGCCTTCTGCCGCCAAGCGTTAAACTAATCTGTACGCAATCTGAAGGCATCATCGACGCTGTGAACACGATCACAGGCGAGAGCGTAATCGACTGGCAAGATATACCGATCGGCGCGAAGCAGATCGTGATCGAGCGCGTGACGCCGCGATCGTGGCAAGGCGAAGATCGCGGGCTCGATGTGCGATGACAGACTTCACAAAACTCAAAGCAGGTAGACCGAAGCGCGCTGATCGTCGTCTTCGCAATCAAGGTAACTGCGCTGTCTGTGGCTTTGCTCTCGACTCTCGCCGTCAATACTGCGACGCGACATGCCGAAAGAGAGCACAACGAGAGCGAGACAGCAGGTCGGGCTCTAAGGGATATCGCCGATCAAAATCGTGACAGCGCGACAAGAGAACGCCACGCTTCGAGCCGTCGCCGCGCAGTGGCTGCGCTACGAACGGCACTGCATCTTGATCGCGTGCGAGCGCGTGCCTTGCACTTGGCTTGGCATTCCTGATGTCTTCGCGATGACGGCGCGTCGCACAGTCATAGAGATCGAGATCAAGCGCACGATGGCAGACTTCAGAGCGAACTCGCGCAAGCGCTGCATTGTTCACCGCGACGGGCGTCACGACATCACGCCAGAACAGTTCTATTTTCTGGCGCCGCGATCACTGGCGCCGAGTCTCGTCGATCTGATGCCGAAAGGATATGGCTTGCTGATGCCTTCGAGTCGTGTATCGCGATTCACTGGATTGCCGCTGCTCGTGTGTCTTCGGCCCGCCATGAAGCAGAACCCGTCGAAGGTGTTGACGATGCGCGAGATCGTCCGCTTGTTGAAAGCTCAGTCAGGGACACTCGTCTCTGCGCTGGCGAAAGTATCAAAGCAATGATCAAAGAATTCGGAGTGCATCTTGTAGAGGTGAGTGGATTGCCGAAGCCGATCGTTGGATTGCCTGACGACGTTCAGAGATATCGCTGCCGATTCAGAGTGAATCAAGTGCCAGTGATCTTCTTGAGATTCAAAGATCGAATACAAAAGCACGTACTGCTTGTCAGCGGCGATAATCTTGAACCTTTCGAACGTCCCGAAGCGGTAAACGTGTCGATCAAATGATCTCGCCGCTACTCTTCACGCCGCCTGACTTCTACGACGCCCATCGCACATGGAAGGCGAACTGCGGCCCGTCGACGTTCGCCGCTCTGCGCCGTCGATCACTCGCTCACTCGCAGCGATTCTTTCGTCACTTCCCGAAGCGCACATACACGACGACGCACGACATGCGCACGGCGCTGCTCGATTCAGGCGCGACGATCTCGCGTCGTAAGGTGTTGCCGAAGTACGGCGCGCTGTTAATCGTGTGGCGCAACGAGCACGGCAAGCAACTGCACTGGGTCGCATGCGCGCAGATCGAGCGACGCGTCTTCGTTTACGACTGCAACGCGATCGGAAGAACGAAAGGCAGCGCTGAGTTCACGTTCGGTGCGTGGCAGTCGCTGGCGATGTGGGAAAGACACGTGATGCGAGAGCAGTTCAACTGCGAGCAGTATCAAGTTCTGATGTCGTGGGATGTGCGATGATTTACAACGGCGAACACGTTAAGGAATTTCGAAAGCGTTTCGACGACGCGTTCGGGAATGAGTATCGCTATACGGAGCAAGGCGAGCAGAACTGCGAGTCGGCGCTTGGCGATCTTCTCTCTGGCAAGATCGTGATACTGTACAAGAGCGGCGGCGTCGCTCTGATCGGCAGCATCGATCGCACTGAAATCGTGTTCGAGATCATCGACGGCAGAGTCATCTTTCGTCATTGTCAAAAGTAAACTTGCTGGCGCAAGTCTTTTCTGGGATTCATCGCCCATGCTCGAAGCACTCAAGCGCCTACTTCCACACTCGACACCAGCCGTCGAAGATAAGCAACCGGGCGCTCTTGCTGTCGCTACTCGTTCAGCCGTCGACACCGTGCTTCGGCTGCTACCGATGCGAGACGAACGAACTGTGATCGTCAACGGCACGAAGGTCACGCCGATCGAAGCAGTCTTCGGAGGGTTGCTCGCCGGTATGTCACTCAACGAGATCAGAGACTTCGAGTCGTATCTGAAGGCTGGCTCTAAGAGGATTTGGGCTCTGTGGAAAGCATGCGACGTCATCGCGTCTGTGATGATGGATACAACTTTCAAGATTCAGAAGATCGGCGGCGACGGCACAGCGATTCAGAACTCGCCAGCGTTCGCGCTGCTCGTCTCGCCGAACGAGTTCGAGACGTGGTCAGAGTTTTTGTATAGATGGCTCTTCCATATCAAGCTGACTGGTAATGCTTTTTGGGTGAAAGATCAGCCGAACTTGAACGGCGACAAACCGAAGCGACTCTTCTCGCTGAACCCGAAACGTGTGCGCATCGTCGTCGACAAAAACGCCGGGTTGATCGGCTACAAATACGCGCATCCGTCAGGCATCGAGATACCGTTCGGCGTCGAAGAAATAATTCACTTCAAGCGACCGCATCCTGATAAAGATTTTTGGGGCATCGGCGACGTCGAAGCAGCAGAGGCGATCTTCCAAGAGAACATCAACCGCTCGACATGGTCGTCTAAGTTTTGGAAGAACGGCGCTTCGCCGTCTGGCATTCTGATCTGCGAAGATGCACAAGTCTTCGGCGACAAAGTGAAGTTCGAAGAAGCGAAGAAGAAATGGTCGAAAGAATACGGCGGCGCTGATAACAGCGGCAAAACTGCTTGGCTTACTGGCAAATGGAAGTACGAGCAGCTCGGCATGTCGGCTGTAGAGATGCAGCACATCGAGAACGACAAATGGAACGTCGAGCAAATCTTCGCGCAATGCGGCGTGCCGCTCACAGTTGCTGGATTAAAAGACGCCGCGAACTTCGCAACTGCTCGACAAGACGATCTTCGCTTCCGACGCTATACCGTACGGCCGCACTTTCGCTGGCTCACAGAGCGGCTGAATCGCGATCTGATCGCTGGCTTCGACGTACGTTCTGAGATCGTGTTCGAGATCGCCGGGTTGACTGATGTCAATCAGATCGCCACAGACTACGCGCAGCTTTTCGATCGCGGCTGTCTTACGATCAACGAGATGCGTGCGCTGATGAATCTCGCCAAGAGCGACAACCCGCTTGCCGATCAACTGTTCATATCCTCGACGCTCGTGCCGATCGAGTTCAGCGGCATCAGTCCGACGCAGCCAGCGCAAGCCGCAGAAGATGTCGTCAAGAAGTTCATCGCGCAGCAGTTGTCGGCGCACGCTCACTGATGGCTTTCTCGATCAATGCACGGCGCTTCGTAGCAGCAGCAGGCGGCAAAACTCTGGTCATCCCGAAAGTTTGGAACCGTGCGAGCTTCGCTGCGCATGGCGCTGCCATGATCAGGACACAGTATCGCGTCGCCAGACTCGTTCAGCGTCGAGCCGTGCCGATCGTCGCAAAGATCGCGAAGACGGTGTACGACAAGCAGCTTCGGCGCATCATCGAGAAAGTCGCTGGCATTCACGGCGCGAGATCAGCGAAGGCAGAAGTCACATTCGAGATCGCACAAAACGAGCGGCTCTGGCTGAACGCGATCGACGAAGTGCTGCATGAAGAAGGTTTTCAGATCGCGCTCGAACTCGTTGCACCGATTCAGAGCGTTGCAGGGCAGGCGTACTCGCG